CGTACATATCGAGCGACAGAATGACGGTCGGCATCCCCATCGGGCCGGAAAGCGTGTGCTGACGCTGGACGCCGCTGCGGCGGTAGGTGAGGAACGGGATGTCGGCGCTGGCGGGGGCGAGCACCGGGAACACCCGCGTGCCCACGACGGCCGCGACGGCCGTGTTCGCCACCAGGGCGTTGCGGATCACGACCTCGGGGCTTTTGAACGACATACCCGCAGCATGACCGATCGGGCCGTAATGCTTGCAGCGTCAGCCCCCGGCGTTCGTCAGCGCGCCGGTGATCGACCCAGACCCGCGGAAGACGAGCGTCTTGACCGCCGCCTCCAGCGAAATACGCAACTCCGACTGCAGCCGCTCGGCCACCACCCCCTTCGTCTGGTTCCATGCCGTCTGGACCGGAGGCAGCCCGGCCTGACCACCCGGCCGCATGGCGGGCAGGATGATCGGGGTCGATGACCGCTTGAAAAACGCCTTCGGGATCGGCGGATTGGTCGTGAACTTGCCGCGCTGGCCGCGAATTTTCTGAATCTCGAACGGCCCCAGTTCATTGAAGCTGCTCGCGAAGTAACTGGGCTTCATCTCCGTCACGTTGTGGGCACTGACCGCGTGAGCCGTCACTGGATGAGCGCGGACGCGCACCGGCTTCCCGTTGCGAATCCGCGTGTGCTCCTTACGCAGGAATCCGCCCTTGACGTAACTGCTGCGGAAATACCGCTTCGGCGGCGTCGGTTCGGAAATCACACGCTGCTTGGTCCCGAACTCCAACCACCACTGATGGAACGCCCGGTCTGGCCCGGCCTGGATCGTTCCGCCCTGTGCGCTTTGCTTCGGCGCATCACCAGCCCGGCGATACCCGAATAGCGCGACCGCCGCCCCGCTACGAGCATAGGTCACTACCTTGAGGTCCGTCGCCTCGCGCAGATTACGCGTCGGGCCGATAGGCGTCACCTCGCCCAGCCGGAGAAACGCCGGATAGACAGCCTTGTAGAGGGCATCGCCGAGGAGTTTGGCCGCGGCGGCCTTGTCGCCCAGATTCCGAATCCCCTCGCGGAGCTTCTGTAACTCGGGGAACTCGACCGTGATCTTGGCACCGGCGACAGCCATCAGCTCGTCTCCTGACAGATCAACTCGTGAACGCTGCGGTTGTCGTGCTCCAGAATCGACATGATCTCAAGCGTGCGGCCCCGCCACAGGAGCCGCATCTGGCCGGTGAGCCCGGGCAGATACCGCATCCGAACGCGGTGCGAAATCTCCGTCTGCTGCTGGCCCGCCAGGAGCAACTCGCGAGCCGTCACGCCTTCGACGCTGGCCCACACGGTCGCGAACTCGCTCCACGTGGGGATGGGCTCGCCGAGCGTGTTGGTGGTCTGCGTGGCGACTTGGGCCGTCACCCGCTCGCGCATCTGCCCGGCGTTTATCACGTGTAAGACCCCCACGACACGGTGTCGAGTAGAGCCTTCGCCCCGGGCGGCAACTGGGCATCCCCACGGCCGTCGTAGAGGGCCAGGATCGTCATCAGCATGGCCGACTTCACCCGCTGCGGAACGTCAGCCGACGAGCCGTAGCCCGCCCACCACGTGACCGTGACAGAGTTGGTGTCCAAGAGGTGCGAGGGCCAAGAGCCGTTGTAGAGCGTGCGGATCCGCCCCGGCGTGGCGTCGCGATCCACCCGGTACTCGGTGGGCGGCAGCGTCACGGTCTCGCCGGTCGAGACGGTGTAGGTGACGGTGACGGCGGTCGTCGTCGCGCTCATCGGCGGGCGGGGTAGTTCGATCTCCGGCGGGAACGAGTCCAGCCGCATGACGTATTGCTGGGTCACGAGGCTGCGGTCGAGATAGTCCTCGACAAGCTCGCGAGCCGTCTGGATGTAGCCCACGATCAGAGCATCGTCGGCGTTTGAGTCCACGCGGCAGTGGGCCTTGGCGTCGGCCAGCGACACGGGCTCGACCACCGGGGCGGTCGTGCGTTTCAGGCTGCGGTATCTCACGGCTTTCTCCGGGGGTTCAGGTCGGCCGTCTCGGAGCGCTCCTCGACGGTCGCCGTCTCGATCAGATTCCGCTGCCGCTCCTCGACCGCGTAGCCGTCGGCGATCAAGAGCCGCCCGGCCGCATCCTCAATCTCGATCACGTCGCCCTTGCGGTACGACCTGACTGCCTTGACCATTTTTATTTTCATTCCTGCGGCAGGCTCCATGCAGTTTTCGGCGGCTTCTTTGTCTCTTGCCACTCGGTCGTGTACTGAAAGACGGGCGAGGCGAAGTTCTTCCCGGGCCACGTGACCACGTATTCGCCGTGACCGATGCACACCCGCGGCGTCACGTAGAGCCGGTTGCCCGACGCTTTCCATTGCCTCCAGAAGCCAATATCAGCGTCGGTCCTGCCGTCATGCCAGGAACCATTCGGATCGGGCTTTTCCTCGAACCACGGCTTCTTCATCCGCTTTAGGGCGGCGGTGCTGATGATCGTGCAGCCGAAATGCGCCGTATCGACTTGCTGGACGGGGGCACCGAACCACTCCATCGGCAGGCTCGTCGTGCCGCCCTCCGGCGGGTTGTCGAGCGTGTCGAGGAGCGTGAGCATCGGCCTGCCGTCCTCGCGTTTCGTCTGCAGAGGGGCGAGCGCGTCGCACTGGAAGGTCATCGCCATCGCGAAGAGGTGCTCGATCGACTCGCGACTTACGAAACTGTCCATATCTAGCGTAATGATGTACTCGGTCGTGTCTTGGAACTGCTCCAGCATCCGCGTGAGCACCTGACTCCAAAACGCCCCTTGTCCAAGCGTGGGGCGAATGTGCAGCGGCATCATCGACTCGATGAACCCGAAGACGTTGATCAGCGGCCCGAATCGCGGCCCCGACAGGATCGCCTCGCACCGCACTTCGACCGACGAGCCGCCAACTTGCACAAGCATGGATCGCTCCAAAAAGAGAAACGGCGGGGCAGGCGATTGCCTACCCCGCCGTTCACTTTGTTCACGCTGTCAAGCGACTAGCCGACGGCCTGCGTGTTGACACCCTTGCTGGTCGCGTCAACCGGACCCACCTCGCCCTTCGACAGGCGAGCGATGGTCACGACGCCGCACGCGCTGGCGGGCGTCGCGTAGACCGTCAGGTAACGCTTCTTGCCGCGGAGATCCACGTCGAAGCGGTGGGAGTAACCCACGCCGCCCGTCGCGGTCGTACCGGCGGCCACGGTGTAGTCGGTCCCGCCGACCATGCCGCTGATGTTCGTCTGCCCGCTGCCCGACACGTCGGACTGAGCGAGACGAAGCACCGTGGCGGCAGCCGTGGGGCCGCTTGCACCGGCGAAGGGGCTGAAAGCAACGTCAATCGACGCGTAGGCAAATCCCAGCGTGTCGATTTCGAGCGAGTGAGTAGCGGACGAGGCGACGTTCGTCTCGACCTTCTCGACGCTCTTGGTGGAAGCAACGTGGTTCATAGGGTCAGGGTCTCCTTGAGGGGGTCGAGGTTAGGCGGCGAACTTGAGGGCGACGATCGGACCGGCCACCGTGGTCGAGCCGAGGTCGTGCACCACCATCGCGTTGCGGGTGGTCGCAAAGGTCAACGTCTGGTCGAACTCGATGTACCGCTCGCTGGCGGTACGGATCGAGACGGCCCGCCGCTCGCCGAACGTCGCGGCCTGCGAGAGGTCGCCGAACAGGCACGCCACCTTGCCGCCCGTGCCAGCGAGGTCGCTGGTGAGCGAGTGAACGAGCACGACCGGGAAGCCGAGGAACTGGAGGCCAGCACCGCCCGCGATGTCGGCCACGTTGTTGCCAGCCGAGGCCACCATGAGCCGCAGCATCGACGCACCGTAACCGGCCGGGCTCACGTAAAACTTCGCCTGCCGACGGGCAAAGAGCGGGAGGCGACTCACGAGGTCCGTGAACGACTTCAGCTCCAGCTCCGCGAAGACGTTGTCGCCGCTCGGGGCGGTGACGACCGACTTCGAGTAGCCCGACTTCAGGATCTTCGTGGCCACGCCCTCGACACCGTGGTAGGTCGAGGAGCCGTCGCCAGCCCAGCCCGCGTTGTCGAACGCTTCGGCGTAAGCCTGGGCGATCTCCACCGCCATCGCGTCGGCGAGGTCGATGATCGAGTCTTCGAGCAGCGAGTTGGGCACGCGGTTGGCCACGCCCCAAATCTTCGCGTTCAGTTCGATGTTGTCGAACGTCACGTCGCTCGCCGACACCTCGACGTTTTCACCGACGGGCCTCGCCGCAAGGCCACCGGTCCGACGGGCCACGACGAGCGTGTCGGAGTTCATCGACACCCGGCGAGCGTTCGCCGGGAACGAACCAAACTCTTCGACCAAACGGATGATCTCAGAAGACATTTCCGGGCTGGTCAGCACGCCGCCGAGGCTGTTGATGCCACCGGCCTGGGCACGCTGCTCGACACCGTGATCGACACACCACCGACGGGCCTCGGCATCGCCGAAGACATAGCCGCGGAGGTGCATACCGGCACGGTACGCGGTCTCGGAATCCTTGAACGCGCGAAGGACGCCGTGGCCCTTCGGCACGGCAGGGACGGTACGCTTTTCCACGACGCTCTCCTCAGTGGGGGTCTCGATCGCCTTGACGGGTGCGGCCCGCTCCAACACGGAGCGGAGTTCCAGTTCCTTGGTCTGCACGCGCTGGAGGAATTCGATCTTCTCCTTCAGCTTGTCGGCCTTCACTTCGAGCGAGCGGAGCGACGCCTCCTGCTCCTCGGTCATCGGGGCCGCGTCTTCGCCCTCGGGGGCGTCTTCGGTCATCGCCTCCATCTCGGCGACAACGGCAGCCAGTTCATCGAGCAGAGCCTTGAGCTTTTCGACAGCCACGTGAGCGTCTCCTGTGTTCGGGTATTCCGGCGACCGATGCCGCCGATACCCTCACGCTATGGAGACACGCCCCAACCCTTGCAGAAAAAGATGGGCGGGCAGTAAACGAACCCTAGCCCGCCTTCGCGCGGCGAACCTCGACCGCGGGCAGCACGTGCTTGTCGGTGCAGCCGCAATCGCGGCAGCGCAAGTACCGAATTTGGTACTCCCCCTGCCGCTGGCTGGATGCGACCAGCAAACGGCCCGCAGTGCACTTGGGGCAGGAATCCCCGCTCTTAGCGGCCATGCGTCCTCAAGAAGTCTTTGATCTCGCCGATCTTTCCAATGGCGGCAGTGTGCTTCGCAATCACGTGGGCCTGCCGCTTGAGGAACTGATCATAGGAACGCTTGGCAACCGCCACGTCGCTATCGGGGTAGGCGGGGAACGTGGTCGGCGACACGTCGATCAGCGAATCGACCCGCTTGATCGTCCGCACGCTGCGGCCCTCTTCCATGCTCCACTCGTCGCCACCTGACGAGACTTGGAACGCGAAGGACGAGCCCTTCACGATTCCCGCCCGAATGTTCGCGGCGATGTCGCGGCCGTAGGTCGTGTCGGGCACCGGGAACTCGTATCGGAGCCCGATGTCGTCCACCGTCAGCCGCAGCGTCTCGGGGTAGCGGGCGAGGGGGAAGTTGGGGTCGTGATTCCACAAAGCCCGGGTCTGGAGCGGCTTCTTGCGGCCGCGCCGCTCGGAGACAAGGCCGAACGCGCCGGGGTCGAGTCGCTCCACGAAGTCGCCCAGGTCGAGGGACAAGACGCCGAACTTGGCGGCGTACCCGACGATCCACTCGCGGGACTCGTTGCCGCCTTCCTCGCTCCGCGCCTCAACCGCGAGCAGCGGCGTGTCGGATTCGATCTCGTCAAGGATTAGGGATCGGCGTTCGATGTTCATTCTCTCGCTCCTGTTGTTGCCGCTTGCCATCAGTACACGACCCCGTCTTCTTCTGGCGGCTCGTCTTCAATCGCAAACGTGCCTCCCAAGAAATCCACAACGCTAGACGCAGCCCAGCCGATTCGAGTGCCGTAGGCGGGCGAGTCGTAAGACGCATCGGCCGCCTCTACCATCGACTCAACAGCGGCTTTCAGTTGCGGCGAGATGCGGCCGGAGACGACGAAACGCGGCCCCGTCTCGGCGACGGACTCCGACAGTTCGATCACTGTTTCACCGGCAGTGATTACAGCCTTCACGCTCTTGCCTTTTTCTTTTGCCTGGACTCGTTCAGTAGCCGTCCCGTCATTATGCCAGTAGTGAAGGCAAACCATTCAGGGTCGGATTTCGCAAACGCGGCCGGATCTTTCTTGAGCAACTCCACGCCCATCGAAATCACTTCGGTGCTGCCGCTTACGTATCGCTTTCCGGTGTAGTGAGCCCGGTGCTCTGCTTCCTTGTCGTCATACCCGGCCGCAAGGTGCGCCTTCTTGAAATCGTCCGGTGCACCGCGCTCGTCGCTCTTGTAGCCGCGGCCAAGCTTGCTGCGGAATGAGACCTCCTGCGATCCAGCCGTGCGTCGCGTCCTGAACTCTTGAGCCAACCGGGTGGCCTCCGGGTTGTACTCAACGCAGTGCCCGATCTCGTGGGCGATCACGCCTGGCGATTCGCGAGAGGATACGACGACCTCGGGAACTCCGGTAGGCTCAAACGTCTCTCTGTCAAAGCCGCCGCGTCTTGCGTAGGCCCGCACGTTGCCTCGCATCGAGAGCTTTGGCTGCAACGCCCCAGCATGGATAGCCGGATTGGTGTGCTCAAGCATGAAAGCGTAGGCGTCTGCCACTCTAGCCCTGGCTTCTGGGTCTCTGACCTTCTTGAGCCTGTCGGCGTGAGTCTTCTGGATCGTCGCCTTGGATGATTCGTAGATGGTCGCGAGGCCGTCTGTGCCTGCGATCTCCAGAATCTCCCGAGAGATTTCTTGTTGCAGCACTTCGCGGCCTGCCTTGGCTCGGTCTTGTACGGCAAGTTCTCGCTGCTGCCTTGCGGTCTGATACGCATCTTTGTTCTTTGCGTGCGCATCTGCCGCAGCCTGCATCTGCTTGTTTATCCGATCAAGTGCTCGCTTCTTTGATGCGTTGCCTGGATCTTTATCAAGCGCATCTCTAGCGGCAACCCACGCCGTATCAAACGAACGTATTTTGTCGAATGCCTTGGCGGTAGCAACCTTCGCCTTTTCCTCTTTCTTCGTAGCCGCATCGATCTTCTTCGAGACCTTCGCGTCTACGGAGGCGAGTTTCTTCACGATCGCGGCGGAAGACTTGTCGGGATCAAAACCCTTTGATGACTTACGGCCCTTCGAGCCCTTGCCGCCTTTGTCGCCCTTGCTCTTTCCCTTAGCCCCACCGCCGCCAGAGCCCTTTCCGCCCTTGCCCTTATTTGATGGAGGGCATGAGTTGTCCGGAGGCGAAGCGCCTTTGCACCAAGCGCGGGATGTCGGCCCTGACTTGCTCAACTGGTCAAGCGTGTCGGGAGTTCTTTTCGTCCAATCGGCGTTAGATAGGACAGCATCCAGTGCGATCATTTCCGTTTCCCCCCGGCGACGACCTTGCCTTTGATGACGCCGCCGAGGACGACAATCTCCTGCTCGGTGACACACCCCATGCCAGTGCTTGCCGTGCACAGCACGCGCGAAACGGGAACCTTCACGGTAACAAGACCGCCGATGTCGGAACTCATGTCGTCGGCGAACATCTCTGCAGTCTTTCGGTTCATCGAAAAACTCGAAGCGGGCTGCAGCGAAATATCTTCGCTATCGGACGATTTGACAGCGCCTTGCTGACTTATAAATCCCCGGTGCAGCGTTAGTTCTTTGATACCCTGCTGCTCAAAGTAGTCCTGCGTTGCGTTGTATTTGGCGCGGATAACTTCCCTGACGGCGCTGCTGTTCGCGACGATTTCCTCAACGCCTTTCATTCGCGAGACTTCTGCGGGACCGAGCAAAGGGGACGCGTCGTACTTGCCTAGGTGCCCAACGTCAGCCTTGGCCAGTTCAGGGAATTCGTAGGCGAGTTCTTTTGCGATAGCCTTTTGAACCCCAACTGCAACTGGCTCGCTGTCTCCTGACGTGCTCGCCCAGGTGTCAACAATACCCCTGACTAGCGCGTGCCTTTTCTCGTACCCCGGGGAGGCGCCCTCCCTGTATCGCTCGTGATTGAATCCAGTGGCCGCCAGTAGCGTGTCCGGCACGCTACTCTCTTCCATCCCGACCTTGTCGAGCTTTTGCAGAAGCAGTTTTGCGACTTCCTTCTTGATCTCAGCTCTTTCGCGAACCTGTTCTGGATCGCTGCCTGTAGCCAAACTAAGAGCCTCCTTTGAGGCTCCACGGAATACCCGCTCAAGGTCTCTCTGCGATGGCTCGCCGGAATCGCTGCCCGCAGAAGATTCGCCACCACCGCCCCCGCCCTTATTCGTCCCGCAGGAGTTGTCGATCCCGCCGCCTTCGCCGGTGGGGCAAAAACCGCGCCGCTCAATCACCGCCTGCACGGCCCGCAGAATGCGGACGCACCGCAGCACGGCGTCGGCGTCTCCCTGTCGCGTTGGGCGAAAGACGGCGATCACTTACGGCGGCTCCGCGACCTCGGCTTGTCCTCGCACTCGTCGCACGGCTTCGCGGGCGTGATCGTCTGCGGCGAGTCATCCACCCACACGTCAACGTCGATGCCAGCCGCCTGGGCCGCGTCGGCCTTGAGCGTGTCGCCACCCACCAGCAATACCTGAGAGAACGCCTCCGCGTAGTCGCCCAGCGCGTCCGTCACGGTCTGGCGGTCCTCCTCTGGGCGTCGCGAGATCATCACGACCGTGTTGCCTTCGGACACCGCCTTGCGGGCGAACTCTCCCCACATCGTCGGGTCGGCCGCAAACGTGCGGTCGAAGTCGATGCTGATCGTCATGGCCCGCGACTCCACCGGCTGCGAGCGGGCCGCAGGGGCCGCTGCTGCAGGCGGCACGGGAGCCTGTGCGGGCTCCTCTTGCTTCACCGCGACCCCTTGCAGGATCGTCTCGACACGGGCCGCAGACAGCACAGGGAACGCTGCAGCGATGATCGCCCTGGCGGCGTCCACCGACAGGAGCCCGTCGGTGATTTGCTTGACCACGGTCAGGAGCGACGAGACCTCCGCCGTCGTCAGGCTTGTTTCCGCCGACTCGCCCGGCGTCGCGGGCACCACCGGCTCGCCAGCCGCAGCGGCCAGCCCGCCCTCGACCGCCTGCCCGTCGATGCCGCTGCCCGGTTGCTGCTGGGCCAGCACGTCGCCTTCGGTCGGCTTCTCGCCCAGCGTGCCCATGTTCAGCGGGCGATAACGCACGTCGCCGCCTTCAACCGGGTCCATGTTCTCCAGTTCGCGGATGTCGTCGGTGTTCAAGACGCCGATGTCCCACATGGCCCGGTAGTAGGCCGACCGGCTCGAAGAGTCGCCGCGGAGGAGCCCGCGCACGTCGAACTCGATCAGATAGCGGTCGTCGTCCTCGATGAGGTCGCGCATGAACGCCGACTCGAACCGCCGCAGCCACGGCAGGATCGTGTGCTGCACGAACTCAATGTCGGCCTGCGCACTGCCCGCACCAGACCCGAGTAGATGACCGGGCACCCGGAAGAGCCGGGCGATCTCGTCCAACTGGTAACGCCGCAGTTCCAAAAACTGCGCATCAGAATTGCTCGACTGCGGAATTTCGTATGGCTTGAGCCCGCCCGTGAGTACGGCCGTGTTGTGGGAATTCCCCACGCCGCCGTGACGCCGGTCCCACTGCGACCGCAGCGCCTCGCGGGCCTCCGCGTTTAAGTTGCCGTCAGTCGAGAGTACAAACCCGGGGCGGGCACCGGCTGCGAAAAATCGAGCCCCGTGCAACTCGCAAGCCCGGGCTAGTGCGATCGCGTCCTTGCACTCCTCCACGATCGACATCCCGTTGATGCCGTCGTCGGAGGGGCCGCGAATCTGGAGGATCTGCTCGTTCGAGTAGACCGTCTCCGTGCCCTTGTCTTCGCGAAACTTGTAGCGAATCTTGCCGTTTTCGATCCGCTCGACCTTCATCCGGCTGGGATGCAGCGGCACGATCTGCCCGGCTTTCAATTCCGAAAACGCGTTGCCCCAGAGGCCGATGTGAAAGACGGCCTGCTCACGCCACTCGAAAGATGTCTGCCACCCGTTCGGCTGGCTGTGCAGTTGGCGGTAGAGCGGCAACTCGCGGGCGACCCGCTTGCCGCCCCCAGGCGTCCGCTCCAAGACGTGCAGCGGCAGGCTGGCCACCGTCTCCGCGATCACCCGCAGGCACGCGAACACCGCCGCGACTTGGTGGGCGTTGTTCGAGTCGATGCGGACGCCCGACGAACTCCGCGAGTCGCCGTCCTCATCCCACATGCGGGCCTCGCCGGGGAGCCAGAGGATGCGGTGTTCTTTGTTCTTGGCGATCATATGAAGAAGATTTCTGGGCCGTTACCGGCCGCGTTCGTGATGCTGTTTGCTTCCCAATAGCCCAGAGCGAATATCAAGGCCACGACGCCGTCGATGCGGCCGGTGCTCTTTTTCTTCACGGGGCGAACGTCCTCGAACGCGTTTGTCTCCACCGTGACGCAACCGGCCATCCACGAGAGCACCGGGTTGCCGCCGTGGCGGATCCTCTGTTGGAGCGTCAGCGACTCAAGCAGCTTCGTGGGACTGCTCATGTGCCGAAACCCTTGTCCGTATGATTCCACGTCCAGCCCGGCCCCTTGCAGTTCCACCGACAACTGGACGGCTCCGCTGATGTCCATCAGAACCTTTTGCACTTGGTGCTTCTTTGAGTATTCGAGGACGTATTCGCGGATCGAGGCGTGGTCGATGACGTTGCCGTCCGTCGCCTTGATCCAGCCTTGATTGACCCAGTGCTGGAACGGCTGCCGATCCGTCCGCTCCCGCTCCATGATCAAATCGCGGGGAGCCCAAAACATCGGGTCAATGTCAAACGTGCCGTCTTCGTTGGGGAACAACGCCACGCACGCCGACAAGTCGGTGCTCTTCGACAAGTCCATGCCGATGATGCACTTCCGCCCGGCCAGCGGCTCGACCGGCTCGCCCGAACACGCCGCCCACTTCTCCGGGTCAATCCACCGCTGCGAACTCTCGACCCAGACGCCAAGCGAGTAACGCAGCCACCCGTTGAGTTTCGTACTCTTGTTCCTGGCCTCCTGGGCATCCGCGGCGAATGACTCCTCGGTCATGGTGATACCCATGCCGGGATTGCAGCGCCGCCACACGGCTGGGTCAAAGTAGTCGTCGGTCCCGTCGGCCTTCGCCGCAAAAATCTTGCCGTAGAACCGGGGGTCGTAGTTCGCGTCGGCGATCACCTGTTCCGCGTACTCGTGCTGTTCCCAGCAAATCGTGTCGCGGCGGTCTCCGGCCGTGGTGATCGTGCAGAGCAGCGGCTCGGGTCTGGATCGACCGGAATACCGAAGCGCCTCGAATAGACGCCTGTCGGGCCACGCGTGCAGCTCGTCGCAAAACACAAACGAGTACGACGGGCCTTCGGCGGCACCGGCGTCTCGGGAGATCACCCGCAGATTGGAGTCGGTGGCGGCGCAGTAGATCGTCTTGCGGCTGTCGATGACTTCAAGCACCGACTTCAGTTCAGGCGACCGCTTCACCATCGCGGCCGTTTCGTCAAAGATGATCGCCGCTTGGTTGCGGTCCTTTGCGGCGATGCAACCCAACTCGCCCTGGCCCTCCATCAGAAGGTGCCAGACGGAAAGGCAGGAGAGCAGCGTGCTCTTCGCGTTCTTTTTCGGCACCTCGATATACGCCAAGCGATAGCGACGCTTGTTGTCGGCACCCTGCCACCCATAGAGCGGCTCAATCACGTCTTCGATGTGCCACTTGAGCAGACGCATCGGATCGCCCGCACGTGCGGTTGGCGAATCCTTCGTGTGGCAGCAGACCGCTTCAAGGAACTGCTGCACGAGCTTCGGCTGTTCGTCGTTGTACGTGAAGCCCTTGACGGCCTCACGTCGCCTTTTTTCTGGCAAGGAACGAAGCGAGCTTGCTTTCTTGCTTGGCATCCGGCTCCACCTTTAGCGACGCCCGGGCGGCTGGCGACAAGCCGAAATCCGCCTCCAGTTGCCGCAACTGCTGGGCCAGTTTGTGAGCGATCGAAACCTCTGGCCGTTGGGCGATGTACTTCACCTCGCCGCCGTCGTTGAGGATCGGGTAGGTATCGCCTTCCTTCTTCAGTTTCTCGCGCACTGCAAGCCACCACTCCCACGTGTCGCAATACCGGGCGAGCGCCTCGACATCGGCCCGGGTCATCACGCGAACGCCTTCGAGCATCGGGAGCAGTTCCCGCCAGCGAGCGGCGGCGACTTCGCCCAGGTGCGGCGGCATGACGATGCCGTCCGCTGGCGGCTTCGGCTCTTGCTTGTTCAGCGGGCGGCAGCCGGGGTTGCCTCGCACGATCTTGAGTTGTGTCGGAGTCGGACGCGGTCCGCGCTTGCCCATGTTTTCGCTCGGTGATTTCAGGCGTGTTTTTGCTGCCACCAGAATCGGCAGCGCGTCAAGCCGCCAGACCTACCCCCAAGGCATTACTTGCAAGCGACCCTTGACCCCAGAGCAGTTGGTTTTTCTCGTACAAGCAAAAAGCGTCGCCAGGGGGTATCCGGTCGGCCTATTTTGCCAAGGTTCACAGCGGCTGCCGTGCCTCTTTATTGGTCTTCCGCTGATGGCATGATGGGCACAAGCATTGGCCATTCGATACTTCATAGCGGAGGTCTGGCCTGACCTTCACCGGGATCTTGTGGTCAGCGTGAGCCTCGCCTTTGCGGCCACACACCCGACCACACTCGCGACACACATACCCATCAGCCAAGAGCACAGCCTCTCGCCATGCTCGATGCTTGAGGTCGCAATAGCCGCGGGCCGCAGCGTTGGGCCGCTGCTCGCCCAGGCTGAAAGCCTTGATCCTTGGAGCCTTGTAGCGTGGCACCCGCAGCGGCATGGCTAGCTCTTCCTGAGTGGCTGTCTCTTCAGCCTAGAGCCGCAGGCAGCAGGGCTTGCAGCAATGCCAGCCAATCAATGAGCAGGGCCATGCTTTGTCAGGCATGGCCCGCTCTCGCCGCTATAGCGCACTGGCTGGTCATTGCCTGTGTCTCTCAACAAGCCCGCGAATGATCGCTAGGTTGCGGGGGCAAACTGGCCCTTTGCCACCAGTGAACCAAGACAAGGCATCCCGTTCCTCTGGCGTCATCTCCAGCCGCATTGCCCGCTCACGCCACATGGCGCACTCGCGGATCATGCGGTCGGCCAACTCTCCAAGCGTCTCGTCGCCGTTTGCGTGAGGCATTGTCGTGTTACCCTGCTTCCCATAGGAGCTTCTTCTGTAGCGGGTGCTTGTCCACTCGCGGACGGCTCGGCACTGACCAACTGCCGCCGCCTCTCTGTCCAAGGCATTTCCAGCCCGCAGCCTTGAGCGTTACGCCCGGCTCGTCGTCCAAGATGTATGTGATGAGCCTGCCGTACCCGAGAGCCTTGGCGGCCCTCCAGGCGGCCCCGTAAAGGCAGGAGCAGGCATTGGGGCAGCCGTCGCTGGCGAGCCGCGTGACTTCGAGCGTCATCCCGTCGTCGAGCATCCTTGCGGTCGGCCGATTGACCATGCACACGGCCCGCACTGTCCCGCCCTCGTCGGCAACGGCCAACGAGAACTTGTGGAACTTCAGCGGCTTGTGGTGCCGATGGTGGCGAGCAACGAAAGCAACGGCCTCATCGAAGTCACAAGGCACGACGGATAGCTTCGGCTGGGCCATCCCCCGATGCTACGCGCCGCGTCCAATTCTGAAATGCCCCTAACGACGCGATGTTCGCTCGCTAGCGCACCGGCTCGCCCGCAGACTCGGCGGCAAGGTCGCGGGCATACAGGCCGTAGTCCACGCCTTGCAAGCCACCGACGTGGTTGATGAAGCCCGTCAGCACGGCGTCGATAGCGTCCTGCGAAGGGCAGTCGGTGACAGCGTGCATGTGTGAATTGCGTGCGTAGTGGCCGGAATCCTTGCGGAACTCCCTGGCGCTTTCGGTCAGCATTTTCAGCAGTTCGATTTTCGTCATCGCGTCCCTCTCTGATTTCAGTAGCGTCACTTCACCATGTACCGCCGAAACGGGTCGCGTCGAACTGGCCTTGGCACAACGTACTCAGCCAGCCGCCAGACGAGCGGAAACAACGCAACGGCAGCGAAACCGAAACAGCCATAGAGAACAGCGATGCCGACCGCAGAAACCATGCAGACAAACCCCAAGTAGTGCTGATGCTCTCGCCGCATCCAGCCTACGTTCCTGCGGAGCGTCTCATGCTCCTCTAGCAGTCGATCTAGTTCCGGTACGTCACTCATCGCGTCCCTCTCTGCGGCGTGTAGTGCTACTGCAACAGGCTCGTCAACTCGTAAGGAATCATGGCCTGTATTTCTTTCAGGCCGATTCGTTCTAGGTCGCTGGGGTCGCCGTGCTTCAACCTCCCGCGAAGGTGCTGCTCAATCGCCTCTAGTGCGATCAGAGCCTCGCGCCCCGCGAGGGCGTAGCGATGCTCCCGCTCGTCGTCGGGGTCAGCGAGGTCGAACTTCAGGAGAGCGTGTGCCATTTTCGCCTTTCGCGAATTGCGAACGATCCCGGCGGGGTCGCAAAACCGGTTTATCTGTCCGGTCGCTGTCCGCCGGGATCGCCCAGATTGTATCCGAACTCATACGGAAAACGTGTCGTTTTTGATACGTTTTGGCGACAAATGCTCGGTACTTGTTCGTAACTACCTTGGCCGTCTTCTGGTGCGATAGCGCACTTCAGTTCCCGCAATACCCCTCGCACTCGTCTTGGAAGCCGCGAAGGTGCGAGAACATATTCACCTGACCGCTCTTCTCGTCGGCAGGCCGCAGGTCCACTTGATCCAACGGCACGCATGCCTTGTGCAAGTAGCGGTGAGCGTCCAGGCCCGTGCCGGTGCGGCATACCTTGTCGATGTGGACGGCCCTTTCCCAGCCCTTTGGGTCTTCGTCCCTGAGCCTGCGCCACTCCGAGTCAGACTTGAAAGGGCAGAAGACGCAAGCGGATCGCGGTACCTCGTATGGGAGTCTGGTTTTCAGGTATGCGATGCAGTCGCCGCGCGTCATCTGCATATCCCAGAGAGGAAAATGCACCTTCCAGTTTGATGGCTTCGCGAGGAATCGCTGCTTCACCCGTATCACCCGCTTGGGCTCGTCAAACGACAGGCCCATGTATTGATGAACGATGACATCCTTTGGCAGCGGCCTCCCAAACTGCCCGCCGCACTGCTCGCGGATCAGCCGTTCAATCGGCTTTACCTTGAAGTCTGCCGTGCATTGCCGCTGAATGATGCCCTTGTCTCCGGTCTGCGGATTGAGCGTATAGGCCGGAATGGAGATGTAGTGGCCGCCGTCTGTTCGCTGGTTGCCCTTGGCATCGGAGCCCTGATCCAGAGCGTCTCCGAGCCTTCCGGCAGTTGTCACGATGATCGGAGGTCCGCCGAGCGTCTTCAGGTAGTCGAGGTGCTTGTAAACCTCGTCCGGCTCCTCTTGCACATCAGCAAAGATCGCCGCGTCGAACTTTGGCACCTCTGGCTCGTCGCCGTCGATGCTCATGAGATACAGGGCCGTCGATTGCACGCCAGCCCCAAGATTCAGAAAGCGGTGTTCAGGCATCGCGAGTCGTGCTCCAGGTGGTCATTCCGCCAGCGTCCACGGTCATGTAGGAATCCTGGCCCAGCTCCTCACGCAGCCGCTCGGCGAGGTCGCGGGCCGTTTCCCGCAGCGTGTAGCCGTCTGCGGGGAAGCGTGGGTAGTTGCGGAAGCCCACAACGAAGCCCGCCTCCTCGCCGCCCTTGTAGATGAACGTCGTCGGCGTCACTGTGACGCAGCACGCTACGTCACGGCAGAAACGCCGGATCACTCGCTTGGCGTGGTCGATGTCGCCCGCCATGAAGACTTCGACCACTCTGGTCGGTTCGTGCAGGACGGTTTCGCCTGGTTCCGCCTGCGGATCAGCCTGGATGCGTGTCGCAGCCCCGTACATGAGCGCCTCCTTTCGCGTAATCCCGATACTACGCGCGGCGTCCAGTTCTGAAATGCCCTCAAACGTCGCGGAATACGCTCTCTAAGGTGCCTAGCGCACTACATTGCCGCCAATAGCGGAAGGTCGATGGCCGCGCCCCATTGCTCGGCCATAGCTCTGGCGATCCCTTCGTATGTCTTGCTTCTAATCTTCCAGCGGTCGGGCGACGGGGCCAGCTTGTTCTGCCCGCTGGCGGTCTGGTTCTCCCACCTATCCCGATGCTCAAGGACGCTGGTGGGCCGCAGTGGCGGCAATGCCTTCAGCCAGAGACAGGTGGCCTTCGACTCTGGGTGGCCGAACTGCCACGGCTGGATCGTCTGGTCGGGCTTCCGCCAGAGCGATGACATGATGCAGACCGGGTTTTCAATGGCGATATGCGGAATGTCGGCCTTCGCCAGCCGCATGAAAAACGACACGCTCGCCTGCTGCCTGCCGTCCATCCGCTTCGCCTGGAAGTGCCTAGCACCGCTCACCGACAGGTCGGTGCAGGGCGGGTGGGCGATCATCAAATCCCACGGGTAATCCAGAACGTCACGAACGTCGCCTTGGTAGTGGGGGCCGGGCGTCTCGGTGGGCAGGAGATCGCAAGACATCGCCTCATGCCCGAGAGCCAAGAAGGCGTCTCGGACGCTGCCGCTGTATTCGCAGGCGATGAGTACCCGTGCCATTCCCCGAGCCTACGCGCATAGCCAAATCTGGCAACAGTATTTCCGAGAGCGAATTGCGCTAGGTTGTGGGTGTACGGCAACTCAGCCCGGCAGCACCGGCCACTCCGCTTCCGGTCGCATCACAACCGTCCGGCTCGCCGCGTCCCAATAGCCACGCCCTTGGTTGAGCGCGTCGGCGTCGGCGTCCGGCAGCGGAACGACAACAAACTCCGCAGGCATCGGGTCGGCTAGGACGGTGCCGACCGAATACGCCTCGCCGGTCTCGCGGTGGAAGACGATATGCCAGTTCATCACGGGATTCCTACGAGGCACACGCCGTAGCGATCTGGGTTAGCAGCGATGTTGTGTTTAACCGCGATGCGCGAGCCAGCCGGTATGTCGCACGCAATTGGGAATTGCGGGACGTTAGCCTCAATAAACGCAGACTCCGTATCTCTGTATTGCATCCGCTGCGTCCCAAGCGTTACCTCACTTCCAGCCGCTCCAACGCCTATTGATAACGTCGCGCTGAATTGGTTGACGAGATCAGTTCCGATAACACTTGGTACAACAAACACACCGCGATACCGCTGCGGGGTTGAGTCTGTGATTTGCGTCCACGACCCAGAAGCCCCGCTCAATGCGGTGCCGCGACTTGTTGCCGCGCTTGTTCCCAACACGTCAACGGACGTAGGCAACAGCGCCCTGCCGGGCAGGCTCACGACAGCGCAGGCTAAAGTTGCCGTATCAGAGGGAATCAGCGATTGAATTCGCGCAGATATTCGCGATCCAGCCGGTATACGCACAGGCAGCGGCGCTCCGATACCGAGAGCAACAGCGCTAGCTACTGGCGCACCACCAACGGCAAGCCCTGAGAGAATCGCCTGCTCGCTGCCGGATGCTCCTACGGCAAGGTCTACAAGCATTGACGTTTCAGTCGCGGCAGTGGCGACAGCCGAAACAGCAAAAAACAACAGCGCAGATTCTGAGGCCGTTGACGAAAACACCTGGGTCCACGCGCCCTTTGCGTGACTTGTCGCTGATGCTGTCAAGACGAGGCCAGGCGTAGAGTTTGCTACCTCGTACTGCGACGTTGCCCAAAACCACGGCACATTGGCCAGACCGCGCATCGCTTGATACGAAACAGTCATATGACCCTCCAGCGGCTGGCCGTGGCGTCATAGACAAGGACGGCGGCTCCGTCAGCCGCGAGAATGTAATCGCCCGCCCACGGCACGATGATCCGGTTGGCGGCGCTGCTGCCTGTGTTTTGGTGCTTGAGCGTGATCGTCGCACTGCCGACGTTTACCAGCACGACGGTCTGACCGCTGGTTCTAGCGGAAAGCCCGGTGATGTCGCGCGCTGCGTCCGACGAGAGCCGGTTGATGTCCGCAGTCGCGCCCGCGTAGTCGTTCTGGTTCGCGGTAATCTGCGAAGGCGAGGCGACGGTGGGAGTCGTGCTAATGAGCTGCCAAGTCTGGTCGCCGCGTAGGAAGGTTGTGCTGTTCGCCGTGCCGGTGCCGAGCCGGGCCGTAGCGACGGTGCCGCTCGTCAGGTCCGCTGCGCTATGCGTATGAGAGAGGGCAGGTACATCGGTGCCGATTACAAGCCCCAGATTCGTCCGCGCCCCTGCGGCGTCCGTCGCGCCCGTGCCACCGAAGGCGACGGCAATCGCCGTTGCCTGCCATGTGCCAACGGTGACAACGCCGGATGTGGAAACACTGAACTGCGCAGTCCCAGTAAAAGCGTTTTGCCGGATCGTTCCGATGGTGCTAATGCCGCCGCTGCCAGCCGCCATGTTTCCAGCGGAAACGTGTGTCAGAGAGCCTAACTTCTCCGTCGTCACGCTGCCGTCAGTCGGAACCCGCTGGTCTGTGAGCCTCGTATCGCTGCCCAGCACCACCTCAGTCGTCCCAGCGTTGCCCGTGGCAGGCACGTTGCGGGTCGCGGCGGTCCCGGCGTCGGAGATCGCCGAAACGGTGTGCGTGTGGCTGACGTTCGCCTTGCCTGCGAGGCTGTTCGTCACGGTCGTGGCAAACGATGCGTCGTTACCGAGTGCCGCCGCAAGCTCGTTCAACGTGTCCAACGCAGCCGGGGCCGCGTTCACCACGTTCGCCACGGCAGTCGTGATGTCGCTGGTGCGGGCGATGTTCGATGAGAGCCGAGCATCGGGGAGCGTGCCAGAGGTCAGCAGGCTGGCATTGGTGGTCGGCGGGGCTGCGGCGATGACGGCCGCCGTGAAGTCGCTGATCTGGCTGGCCGTGTGGGTATGGGTGAGCGGCTGGCGAGCGTCACTGAGCCTCGCGTCGGTCGTGAGGACAACCGAGCCGGGGAGTCGGGCCGCGTCCAATGTGCCAGACACTAGCGCCGAAGCGTCGGTCGTCGCCGTGGCATTGCTGCCTGCTGGGCCTGTGGCACCCGTGGCCCCCGCCGGTCCCGCCGGGCCTTGGATTCCTTGAATCCCCTGCGCTCCGGTGGCCCCGGCTTGGCCTTGCGCACCCGTGGCCCCTGCGGGGATCGTGAAGTTCAGGACCGCCGCGCTCGAAGTGCCAGCGTTGACCACCGAGGCCGACGAGCCAGGCGCACCCGTCGTCACGGTGCCGACCTGAACCGATGCGGCCGCGCCTGCGGTCCCTGTAGGGCCGACGCCACCCGACACGGCAACGTCGATCTTCGTCTCGCCGACGTTCGCCGTGATCTGCTGCCCGCCGCTGACGTTCGCGTTGATCGCCACTAGATGACCTCCACGAAGCCGGTGAGGGCCGTACGGGTGGCGTTGTTCTCCGTCCAACGCATCTGCCAGCCGTAGGTGCCACGGGCCAGGGCGGCGGTCTGCGTGTCGGTGAGCGAGATATTGAACTGCCCGCTCGCAGCGTTGGCGGCCGTCACGGTGAACGCTTGGACCTCGGCCCCGCTGACGAGGCTCGTCATCGACGCCGTGACGGTGTACCCCGTCATCGTGAGCGGGTTGAAGTCGATAAGTACGCTAAAGTCGTCGGCTCGCTTGAGCGACAAACTGAGCGTCCCAGGCGTCTGATCGTAGGAGGGCATTGGCTCACCTAGTTTTGCGGGGGCGTCTCGACGGCCCGCGCCGTCACCGTCTTTACACGATCCGTCAACTCTCGCTGACCGTGTGCCAGTTCTTCCAGCGTCGCGGCTTGCTGGGTCTGCACGGAAGAAATCTCCCGCAGCGTCTCGCTCGTCGTCTCAAGAAACTCCACATGCGATTTCACGACGGGCTCGACCAGCGAGCCGTGCAGCGTGATCGCCGCCTCGCGGCCCAGCCAGATGATGACCGCGAGGAGCACCACCGGCACGCCGAATCGCTCGGCAATCCGCAACAGGGAATCCAGCACGCCTTGCTTGAGTTCCTCGCTCGTCATTTCGTCAACTCCGATTGCATTGTCACCAGCCAGACCCGATTGCTTGCACGTTCCTGCCACCACTCCAACATGATCTTGATGATGACCGACACCATCAGTTGCAGGATGAACGCCCAGAAGATTCCGTACTCTTGCGGTTCCTTACCGCTCATCACTTGGTGCATTCGCTTCACCGACCGCTCAATGCTGCCGCAGACGGCCGCGGTGGCGTCGTCGCTGGTGGCGTGGTTCAGGTTCATCGGCTCCCACGATTCGACCGTGAGTTGCACGAGGTCCGCGAACACGCGGCGGCCGACGATGTGCTTGCCCAGCGGCGCGCGACGCCAAACGTAGTCTTGGAGGTCGGCGAGCTTCACGGCTTGCACCTCCCGTCCGTGCAGGCTTTGCCTGTGCCTTTGCAGATGGGGCATTGCATTCGGATTGAGTTTCCATCACCGATGACACCGGTTCCGGCACAGTTCAAGCACTTGCCAGCGGGCACGGGCTTCGGCGGCGAGGGGGCGATTTCCTGCGAGAGCTTCACCGCCATCCTCGCCGTCTCGCACGCGAGGTCTGCCGTGATCGCGGCATCGTCCGTTGGCTGCGAGCCGCAGCCGTTGGCGAACAACAGGAACGTGCCGGTGACGAGGGCCGCGGTTTTCACAAGACGCCTCCGGTCCAGTTCTCAATCGTCGTCCGCTGAAAGCCGGAGTATCCCGCGTAGGTGTATGAGTCCTCGCCCTTCACCATCCTGTCAACAACGTCAGCGTCGGCCCAGAATGAGCAGACGCGAACGGGCTCGGGAATGTTCTCGGGGAAGTGTTTGCCCGTTGTGTTCGACGCGCCCCACGAATTGAGAATCAACGCACCGGGTCGCTTGCCCCAGCGGATTCCACCGATAAACATCGCGTGCGGCCAAGTCCCGCCGGGCTTGCAGAAGCCCTCCGAGTCGCGGCTCATCGAAAAGCCTTGGAGCGAACAGACCACGCAGCCATACCCATTGGAGACGGCGCGGGCCACGTCCATGAACGACGTTGTAAGCGTGGTTTCGCTCGCGCGGCGTTCCTTGGCAAACGGCTCCAGCGTGTCGGGCAATCCGTTGCGGCCCCAATCACGCTCACGCTGCGACGAGTGGGCGTCGAACTTCACGCCGCCGTAGTCAACGCCGTAGTGCAGGCAGCCGTAATCGCGGATCGCTTTGGCCGCGTGGAATCCGGTGCTTCCGTCCCCTCCGTTGTTACGCTGCAACCCGCGAGCCTCGACCCGCGACAGCGCATACAGACTGCCTTCGATGGTGCGGCCCGCCCACACCTCCGGCTCTTTGCGGTACACGATGTCCGAGGCAGCGAGAACGTCCACGCAAAGGGCTGCGGCCCAGCCGACGCACGAACCCACCGAACCCTGCGAGCCGCGCTGCCATGACGGCTGACACTTGAGCAACGCCTCGTACAGAAACACGTCGGTCTTCTCGTCGGTGGCGAGGTCAGGCCCAGCTTGCGCGAGCGTGGGCCGCGCAAGCGTCTTCACGAACGCGGCGGCACCGTGCGGGTCGGGCTCGTATCCGAAGGCGTGAGCGGCCATGCTTACCCCCCATTCACGCCAGCCCACGCGATTGCCTTGGCGGCATCGCTGTAGGCGCGGCGCATGTCGGGCGTGACCGGCACAACCTCTTCGCCCACCACTTCCAGCAGCACGGCCTCCGTCGCCTCACGCAGACCGGCGTACTTGCCGGGCTGGTTGGCGGCGAGCCGCCGCCACGCGATGTCGAGAGCCAGGACGGTGAACTGCCGCAGAGCCCGCGTGTCGGTGAACGCTACCTCGGTCGTGACGGCATCGCCCGCGACGACGATGGCTGCCTTCTCCCACGTCGAGGCCCACACGGCACGATCAACGGGTGACGCTGAACGCAGGGCGGCGGCGATCCCGGCAACCTTGGCTTTCATCTCAGGACTCGGGTCGGTGACGGAAACGGCGACACGCGGCAGGCTCGGCAACGACGGCACGCCGAACGCGGCCACGTAGCCGAGTACGATCGCGACAACGATCCGAGTACGGACGCTCATTTCTTGCCCTTCGTGTTGCCCAGCATCACGTCAAGGAGTTGCTGGCAGAGCGAGACGCCTTCCATGCACTGCGCCGCCTTCAAGCGAGTCGCGAGGTCGAGGACGATATGCAGATCCCTCGCCGTCACGACTGCGGCTTTTTCAGTTGCGGCTTCCAGCGGGTTGTCTTTCCAACCGGCTTTGGCTTTTGCAACCAGGGCGGCAAGCGCGGGGCCAGTGAGGAGACCAACTGCCGCCACCGCGGCGACGGCACGAATAACAACATCGAGGTTCACTTTGCCTCCTCGGCTCGCAGCAGGCACCACCGCACGAGGGCTTCGCCTTGCGGAGTCTTGAGGATGTCGGCCAGCAGCCGCACAAGCTGGTCGTCCACCTGTGCGTTCGTCTTGCTCGCGACCCACTCGGCGGCGTCGGCCACAACGAGCGACTTACGGTATGGGTCAACGGCCTGGACGAACGCCTGCCCGTAGGCGAGCAGCGGAGCCCACTGGGAGAGCAGGCGGATCTGCTCCCACACATTCAAGTTGGTGCCGTACTTGGCGTACTCTTCGGGCGTCGCGGAATAGGACGGGTGTTGCATGGCGGTCTCCTCTCCCTTCACGGTAGGGGAGGCTAGCCGTCACTTGCAGATTCCGGGTTGACCGACTTGTTTGAGTAGTCGTAGAGCAAGTGGTAGCAATCCCGCGTTTCCTGCCGCGCGTCTTTTACTTCCAGCCGCACCGGCCACCGGAAATGATCGGCGTCCTTGATCGTCCCGTCGCCCTCGCAGAGATACACGGAAATGTATTTCTGGGAAAACTCTACGATCACCTTGCCGAGCACGGGATCGCTCACCACTGCGCCTCCCGGTTCAAGTCATCGAACAGGTCGCGGGCCTCCGGCGGAACTTCGATAGGGCGAAGCTCAAAGGCCGTCGGCTTCTTCACTTGCCGCTGCGCCCGGACATCTTCCGTCCACAGGGACGATTCGTTCGTCGCCCTGGCGGCGACCATCGGGGCGAGGTCAAGGCTGGCCTCGCTCGCCGCGATTTCCTCCGGCGTCGGCTTCTCCGGACGCGGCGGTTTGAATCGCAGCCTCCGGTCGTGCCTAGGTGGCAGCGGCACCACGTCGCGGAGCCGCACTAGTTGGTCGCGAGTAACCGTCCAGAACGTGCAGAGCGATGCGTAAGACGAGTGGCTGGCCCACTGAATCTTGAGCACCGCAATGTCGATTCTGGAAGTGTTACCCGCCACGCTTCACCTCGTCGGGAACCCAGAAGGACACGCATCGCATCGACGGGTTGATCGCCATCCGGGTGTTGCTTGGTCCGTCGTAGTGGTCGTCGTCTTTCTCGGCGGCCAGCGCCTTGATGCTGCGATGCAGGCACACGTGCTCGCAGTCCTCGCCGCTGTAGCGACCCTGCAGAAACCGCCGCCCGTCGTAGATCGCCAACTGGCCGAAGGCCGAATTGACCTCGACCGGCGGTGAGCCGATCGCCGGGTGCCAGAGGTGGAACCAATCTTGATCTCGCTGCCGCCAGTGATTCAGGCGACACGCGAACGCGTCGTAGTGGATTGGCCCGGTGCCCTTTAGTTGCTGAACCTCCGCCCACGAATAGCTCGCCAGAGCGTAGAGGCTGCGGTCGTACTCCATGTGGAAGACCGACGTGGCGATGCCGTCTACGCTCCACCCGCCCCACGGGTCTGTATCAAACACGATCACATAGTCGGGCCTATCGCCGTGCCGCACGAACGTCTGACACGCTGCCCGGTATTCCGCCAGCGCGTGCGTCCGCACCGGCGCGGTCGTGTAGTTCAGGTGCGGGCGGCCGTTGACATTCAGCGACGCGTGCCGCTGCTGCCCGTCTTGCCACGCGGCGAGCGCGTCCTTTGTCTCGTCGGCCGAGTCGTTTTCGTAGATGAACGCCGACCACTCGCGGAACATCGCGCCGGTCCGCTCGACAAGTTCCAGCGTGCGAGGGAGCCACGGCATCGCGTTGCGGCAGATGGCCACCATCGCAACGCTTTGCGTCTTTGCGACCTCGCGGCCCTCGCGCACCGCATAGGCGTAAGCCTCCGCGAACTCCGGGTCGGGCGGGAGCAGCACGTCGGGGTGGTGCCGCTCGATCTCGTCTAGCGTGATGGTTGCCATGCCGCTCATCGTCCCGGCAGCGTCAAGCCTGCGGCCACTCGTGGTGCATCACCCGCCCCGTGGTCGCCATCGTCGTCAATTCGGGATACGCGTACGTGCCCGGCACGCTCGCCTCTGTTTCGCTGCGGCCCGTGCTTTTGTGGTTGTGCCACGTGCGGATCGAGAGAGCGGGGTTCACAACGACATAGCCCGCATTCATCGCCTCGCCCGCGAGCGCGTTGTCGCAGCCGATGTAGCCGAGTGGGATCCGGTCGCCTACCCCGACCAACTCGCCGCCGAGAAACGCCCACACGTCTTGCGAGCCGGAATAGAAACGCTCGTCGCGGTACTGGCCCATCATGCGGGGCGTCGCAGGCGATTCCCAGCGCGTCAACGTCACGAGACGTTTCGCTGTGACAACGCTCCCCAAGAGCCGCGCCGTGTAGTCGAACTGGATGTCGGCGTTCGCCAGTACGCAGACGCGACCCGCGAACTTGCTGGCGCACATGCGGAACACGTGGCCATACCGCAGTCGGTCCTCGCCAGCGCTCACCGGCACGATGTCCTCGAAGACGCCAAGTTCTATGTTTGCCTTGAGCGTGCCGTCCAATTCGGCGATCCGCTCCGGGTCGCTCGGCTTGTAGTGCTCGACCAGCAGGATCACAGCAGCGGCTCCACTTCCACGAAGTCGCGGATCACCTCGCCGCCCAGGTCATCGGAGGTCTGCGGAACGTGGTGGTACTTCGCGTGCCACTCAGGCCCGGAGACGTGCGTGCCCTTCTCGGCCCCGATGTTTTGAATCCGGCTCACGGTCGGGAACGCCTCCCACCGCGTGCCGCGAATGACGTTGTTCAAGATGATGTCCCACGACGGGCCTTCCTTGCTCGTCCAGCGCGGGGCGATCTCGACCCAGCGATCCACCCACGTGCCCCACCCCCACGGTGTGAACCACCGCCGCGTGCCGCATTGCTCCGGCTTGCCGTTACTCTGCTGCTGGTATCCGCTCACCGTCATCACGTGCGGATCGTGGCGGTACTTGTCGCGAGCCCAACTGAACCACAGCAACGCATCACGGGTCGGCACCGTGTCGTCCTCGAAGTGCAGATGAAATTCGCTCTGCATGACTTCAAACCCGTACCTCATGCACGTGTAGATCGCGTCGTTGCATCCCGCGTGCTCAGTGTAGGTCAGGCACTCAAAGCCGAACCGGGCGGCGATTTCCTTTGACCGCTCCGTCTCCTCGCACGGGTCGAGGAGTACGGCGACACGGCAGCTCGAAACGCCGACGCACTTTGACACGGCCTCGCACGTGCGGGCGAGGTAGTCAGGCCGGTTGTATCCGCTGATGGTGATGTTCACGTCTTCTCGCACCACGCCACGAGCAACCCGTTCCAGTAGCCGTCGGCGTCGTTCAGCCGGTCGCTTGGATACACGTTGCGACTCACGACGTTGATCTTGTCACCCAACGCAAGCAGACCGGCATCGCATCCGCGGTGCACCTGTTCCCACGAGTAGTCGTCCACGATGTAGACGAACGCGTCCGCTAGATGCGGCCAAGCGATCGCAAGCTCGCGGGAGTGGTGCTCTTCATCATGCGAACCGTCGTAGAGGTACACGTTGAACCTCGTGCCGCCGAATGCGTCGTGAGGCAGCGGGGCGAGCCAATCTAGGTCGTGAATCGTCGCGGGCATCCCGAAACGCTCGCACGTCCCTCGCAGCGCGGCCCGCGTGTCGCCAAACTCGCTGTGATTGTCCACGAGGTGAATGCACTCGACTTGATTGCCGAAACACATGGCCGCGGCTGTCGAGCCCTTGTACGAGCCGACTTCGAGGATGCGGGCCTGCGGCACCGTGGCGACCACTTGATTGAGCAGCATCCGGTTGGCGACAGACGAGAAACCGTGAATGTCTAAAACGTCTGACCACGTTGGCATCAGAAAATCCGCACGGTGGTCCGTGCCTCCTGGCCCCATGACCGTTCGATGATGTGCTTTCCGATTTGGCCATCATCCTTGTAGGCAATCCCGTTCAGTGCGTCCTCAACCCCGCTCAGGATGTTCTTGTTGTCTCCACGCGGAAGGTTTGGTTTCCCTGGACGAATCGTGCCGTCCTTCCGAAAGTGGCTCGGAGGTCGCACGAAAACCAAATCCAGAATCATCGTTAGCGGGGATTCCGTTGTAGGCGTTGCGCCAGCCTCTAGGGCCGCCTTGGCTATGTTTGCCCGATACTCAACGATCCCGTTGTCCGGGTAGTAGGTGTGCCCGGTGCGTGTAGTACGCTGCCTTGGCTGCGGCACGGGCTGCCCTGGCACGCTGAACGTGATCGGATTCACTGCGGCAACTCCACACCTTGAAGGCTCGCCTCGTCGTGCGCGACGCGGAGGAGCGTCTCCAGCTCGTGCCGCACGATCGCCGACGGGTTGCCGTGCTCCAGGCGATTGCGGATCGCCAAGAGCACTTGCGCAAGCACGGCGGCTATTGCGTCTTGTTCCATGCCGCCACGGTAGAAGCGGCGTCAAGTTCCGCGCCCACGACCGACAGGATCCACTCGCGGTACAGACTCACCCGCGTGTGCCCGCTCTCCTCGCCGGTGCCGCTACGGAGTTTGCCCGTGCCAGCGTCTCGCGACGTGAACGAGTTGATGCCCGCGAGTCGCCCGCCCACAAACAGCGGCCCGCCGCTGCAGCCTGGAGCGATGCAATATTCGAGGGGCGACGATCCGGGCTTCGCGAGGCAGACGATCACCGCCCGCTCGAATCGCTCGATCGTGTTCGTGCCCGCCCGTAGGCGGCCGTCGGTGTGCGTGTGGCCCGTCGAGAGCCGCCCCGTGATGCCCCAGCCCGCGATGCTGACGACCTCGCCGACCTCTTCGCCACCATCGCAGAGAGGCGGGTAGAAGCCCAGCCCGAACGCCTCGCCGGTCCGCAAGATCGCGATATCGGCCACGCCCAGGTTGGTGTCTTGCCACTCGCCGTGCACCCAGACCTGACGGACCGGCACGGTCTTGTTGCCGCTGGCCAGCGTGCACGAGGCGATGTCGGCGGCGACGTGGGCGGCCGTCAGAG